AGAGAGGAGGTGTTAACCCTAGCAAGTATCCCAAAAATAAAATAGGACTAAATGCGATTATAGTATAAATGATTTGTGCGAGTACTTTGGTAGCTTTCTTCATGATTAGTAACCGATTGCCTCTAACTGCATACCATAAATTAGGCCTATGATTAGTACTACTGCCATGATGACGAAAGCGATAATATTGGCTTTTGCATTTTCGTTGTTTCTTGTTGCTGTGTTGTTGTTTGAAGTTGTCATGTTGTTTTGTGTTTAGTGTTGTTGTTTCTAATTGTTAAGTAAATTTACAAAGGTTTGTAATTAATTGCAAGTGATTAGGTAAATATTTTTTAGTTTTTTTTCGTTAAAATATCCCAAATATTTAAAGCTCGTTTTATTACTTCTTTAATTGAGTTATTAGCTCCGCATGGAATAAAAATTTTTGATTCATTACATACTACAAATCCGCCGTAAAGTATTTCATTTTTTGTAGTTCTAGCAATTAGCACCTGAATTCCTTTTGCTGTATTTAATTCGTTTACAAATCTAATTTTTGGCTTTTCCATTTTGTTGTTTGTTTTAGTGTTATCGTTTATCAAATGTACAAACGTTTGTAATTGTGTGCAAGTATTTGTAAATATATTTTTTATTTTTTTTTATTTATTTTCAATTACCTTTGAAGTGAATAATCACTTTATTTCAGTTTTACAATACTTTGTATTAACATGGGGAAAAATGGAGGTGCAAGGATAGGCGCCGGCAGGAAGCCAAAAATCGAAGAAATAAAGATAATTGAACAAATGGACGCGATTTGTGTCCCTGAAAAAATATGGGAAGCGCTTTTGATGAAGTGCGCGCAAGGCGATACAAACGCGTTAAAACTTTGGCTTTCGTACCGGTTCGGATTACCTAAGCAACAAATTGACGTTACTTCGAACGGCGAAAAAATAGCACCTCCTATTCAATGGATAGGCAAAAGAGTTGCGATAGAAAACGCGAAGTTAGTAAGCGAAGAAGAAGAAGAAACAAACCAGCGTTTAACATTGGATCACCTTAATGTAGAAAGCCAGGACAAAGAGAACAAACAATTTGATATTTGGCTATGATTAATTTATTGGAGGATTACAAGCCGTTATTTTATGAGGAACCCGATACAAGGTATTATCTGATAACAGGCGGACGTGGATCGGGCAAATCTTGGACTTTGGCTTTATTTCTGTTAAATCTAACTTATCAAAAAGGCCATGTTATTTTGTTCACGCGTTATACTTTGGTTTCGGCGTTTATTTCGATTATCCCTGAATTTTTAGACAAAATAGAAATCATGGGAAAGGTAAACGACTTTGAAGTAACCCAATCCGAAATAATAAATAAATTAACAGGCTCTAAAATTCTATTTCGTGGCATTAAAACGAGTTCAGGCGTTAACACTGCAAATCTCAAAAGTATTGCCGGACTTTCTACGTGGGTAATTGATGAGGCGGAGGAATTAACCGACTCCGACGTTTTCGACAAAGTCGACCTTTCTATAAGAGCGAAGGAAAATTATAACCGCGTTATTTTAGTAATGAATCCGAGTTACAAATCGCATTGGATATACAACGACTTTGTAAAAAAGAAAAGAAAGGATACAACTTACATTCATACAACTTACCTAGACAACAAAGAGAATTTAAGCGATTCGTTCATTCAAGCCGCGGAAAAAACCAAAAGAGAAAATAGAGCAAGATATGAACACCTATTTTTAGGTACTTGGCTAGATGACGCCGACGGAATGCTATGGAATCGCGCAATAATCGGTAAAGCCCGAATAGATGAAGCGCCGAACCTAACAAGGATAATTGTAGCAATCGACCCCGCCGTAACTGCAAATATGCAAAGCGACGAAACCGGAATAATAATTGTGGGCAAAGATAAAGAAGGTTTTGGCTATGTATTGGAGGATTTGAGCGGAAAGTATTCGCCGAATCATTGGGCAAAGATAGCCAACGACGCCGCGTTTAGGTGGAACGCCGATTGTATTGTAGCTGAAAAAAACCAAGGTGGTGACATGGTTGAAGCTGTATTAAAGTCGCAAGGCTCAAACTATAGAATAAAGCTAGTAACTGCGACAAAGGGAAAATATGTGCGAGCCGAGCCCGTTTATTCATTATATGAACAAGGGCAAATATATCACGTTGGTAGCTTCCCGATTTTAGAATCGCAAATGGTAACCTTTAACCCTGATAAGGGAAAATCGCCCGATCGAGTTGACGCGCTTGTTTGGGGATTAACAGAACTAATGGTAAAAAACAACTTCGAATTCTCAATATGAAAAAAGAAACTATTGCCGCGCTTATCTTAATGTTAATCACTTATTTATTTATAGTTTTCGTGACATTGGATTTTAATGTCTTTAATTGGCATTGGAGCGCTCGCGCTGTTATGGTAGTAACTTGGTTTTACGGAGTTACATTTTTAGAAAAGAATAAATAAGTATATTTGCTAAAACGAATATGCTATGCTATTAAAGGCTCTAAGGTCATACATTACTCCTACGGTTATTTCGACACCTCAGAAACCCGATGTAAACCTTCTCAATCAAATACTTTATGGCCAATTTACGGCCTCCACGATGGTTGTTTGGTATGACTCAAATCAACAGACATTTATCGACAAAGGTTACAAAGGTAATGCACTTGTTTACTCAATTATTCGAAAGATAGCCGAGAAAGGCAAGCAGTGCCCTACTTACGTTTACAGAGAGACCCAAGCAGCTAAAAAATACAGAGGCGGAAAATATAATTCAAAAGAGCTTAACAGATTGCAAAGCATAGCATTTAGAAAGAAGGAGCTTGAAGATGTAAGTTATACCGATCCCGTAAGCCAGTTGATTAAGAATCCGAATCCAATGCAAACTTGGGCGGAATTCTTGGATTCTATGCTAACGTGGTACAATACTAGCGGCGAGATATTTGTTTACGGCTTTGCTCCACAGGATGGAATTAATAAGGGCAAAATTAAGGAGATGTACGTTTTGCCGTCTAACTATGTCGAGTTAGTGGCTGGCAGTTTATTCGAGCCTGTGAGAGGTTACAAATTGATAATTGGTGATCAGAACATTGAAATTCCAGCCGACCAAGTATTGCACATCAAAACCACCAACCTTACTTGGGATTTGAATGGCGCACAACTTCGTGGAATGCCTCCACTCTTGGCTGGCTTAACAACATTGCAAGCTAACAACGAAGCGACAGAGGCAAAGCAGAAGACTTTCCAGAATGGAGGAGCGAAAGGAATTATTTCTCCGAATATCACAAACCCTGAGTTCTGGCCATCCCCTGATCAGCGCGCAAAGATGGATGAGCGGATTGATGAGAGGATAAACGGTAATAAGAACTTAAATAAGATTGTTGCATCTTCAATTCCGTTGCGTTACGATGCAATTGGATTGAGTCCAGTTGCGATGGACATTATCAACTCTCAGAACATGGATTTGCAAACACTTTGCGGTCTTTGGGGAGTTAATCCTGTTTTATTTACTTCCAACGCTACCTATGCCAATTTGGAAGGCGCGCAGAAGGCTTTGGTTACCGATGTGATTATGCCACAGCTCCAAATGATTGAGGAGAAGTTTACACAATGGCTAGGGATGTCTTACGGCATGGATTATGTGATTGACTTCGATATTTCATCATTCTCGGAGTTACAACCAGATGTGCAAGTAATTTTGGATACCTATGGGAAATCTCCATACTTTACAGGTAACGAAGTTAGAAGCTTGTTAAACTGGCACGCTAGCGAAGACCCAGCAATGGATGTGCATTGGATTCCTAACAACGTACTTCCAAGCGATGAGGCACTAGGAAACGCTACAACGGACTTTGTGGATTTCCAAGCATAAGAAATGAATAAAATAAATTACTCTAAGGTTAGAAGGTCGGCGCAAGCAGATTTGAAGAGATACGAGCGCCTTGGAGTAAAAATATTTACTGAGGCATTGAAGGAGCAAGCTAAGCCAGTTGTGCCGTTGTTGCCGATGCAAGATGCTTATGTAAAGTTTTATCAAGCTGTATTTGTTGATTCTGCGACTAAAGAGTTTAATAGGATTCGTCAGGACAATAGAGAGAAGAAATTTCTGCCAGATGATTTTTTTCTTAGCACTTGGCTTGAGTTTATAAAAAATTGGGTAATTGTTAATTTAGGTCAGTTAATATTTGATGTAACGGATACTAGTCAAAAAAAAGTTAACGAGATAGTTGCTCAAGGTATTGCGGATGGATTAAACCCTAAACAGATTGAAGAGTTGTTGGTTGAGCAGATTCCCGATATAAAAAGAGCTAGGGCAATTGCTAGGACTGAAGCTACAAGAGCTTACAATGAAGGAAAGAAGCGTTCTGCTCAAGATTGGGCCAATCAGACAGGAACTCAGCTATGGAAGATATGGATTCATGGAGGAGCAAAGGAGCCTAGAATTCAGCACATACAAGCACAGAATAAACCGGTAAGATTTGATCAGCCATTTGTGTTTTTTACGAATGGAGTTCAGGTATTGATGGATAAGCCTGGAGATTTAAACGGAGGAGCTGCTCAGACTATAAACTGCTCATGTGTAGTGGTTTACGTTTCAGAATCCTACGCTAGAAGGTATTTTAAGGATACATTTGTTCTGTAAGCAGTTTTGTTTGTTAATTTTATTTATTTGTATATTTGTCTAAACGAATAAGCAATGCTAGAGAAAGCCGAGCAAACGTATTCCGATTATCCAGAGGCGGTTAGAAATAATGCCAAAAGAGTTTTGAAATATGTTGATGAGAACGGATGGGGGCCATGTGGCACTCCAGTCGGAAAGCAGAGGGCAAATCAGCTTGCAAACGGCGAACCTCTTTCGGTTGATACGATTAAAAGAATGTTTAGCTATCTTAGCAGGCATGAAGTTGATTTAGAATCTTCTTCATCTTATTCTGATGGTTGTGGTCTATTGATGTACGATGCATGGGGGGGTAAGGCTGCTTTGACTTGGAGCAGAAATAAATTAAAGGAATTAGAAAAGACTAGCGATATGGGTTTTGTAAAAAAAGGATTAAACCAAGGCTTTACAGATAGTGACATGAAACAAGGAATTGTTTCGGGTTATTTTGCTGTTTTCGGTAACAAAGACCTTGATGGCGATGTTATTGAGGCGGGAGCGTTTACCAAGACTGTAATGGAGCGTGGCCCTCAAGGAAAGCAGTTAATCAAGTATTTGCTAGATCACGATAAAAATAAAGTTGTAGCAAAAATCAACAATCTTTACGAAGACAATAAAGGCTTGCGTTACGAGGCTAAAATTGGTAGCCATGCAGCTGGCCAAGACTTTCAGAAGATGATTGAGAGCGAATTGATTAACCAGCACTCTTTTGGTTTCAGAACTATTAAAGAGCAGTTCGAC